TTGGAATTTAACTGCTCAAGAAATTCCACTAATTCTTTTTTGGAAACTTCTTCAGATGACCAAGCCTCTTCTTCACTATAAATTTGATCGATACAAGAAGCAATCAAATCAAATGATTGATCAATATTTGCATTATTTCCAGTAAAATCAAAGTTGTTTTTAATAAACTGCTCTAATGAAGGATATTTCAATCTCATTGTTAGTTTATCATCAAGAATAATATCTCGATTATGAGATTCTGATTCTTTTACTTGAATCTCATCAAGATTAATTTTAACAGAAACGGTTGTTTCTTCATCATCAGGACAAATAACACCAACTTCAACATCTTCCCCCACAGACTTTCCACGAATATTAAGAAACAAATATTCAATATCAAATGTTGGAAGTTGCTCTACTTTAATTCCTTTAGTAGCAATACAATTATTTAAAACTGTTTTAATTGATGTAGAAATTTGTTTGTTATCTTGACTTTCTAAAGCCAAGACTAAAAGTTTTTCTTCTTTAACTAAAAATGGCCTATATTTGATTTCTTGTTTTGTTGATGGCAATTCAAGAAAATATGTAGGAGTAGCAATCTTTGGTAAAGGCATAATGACCGGTAGACTTCAGTGAGATTATTTATAAGGTAACTCAGAGAAGAGGAATGCCTGTTTTTTCAATAAATTGAGACCTTACAATATCTGCAGCTTCAATAGCGTCCAAATTTCCGGAAGCAAGTGCTGCGGTGTATTGAATATCAATTGCTTCTATTTTGTCACCCAGTCCAGAAGCTTTTTCTTGTTTAGTTGGTAATGGAGAAGGTGCTGGTGCCTTTGCAATATATTCTCCAATAGGGTCAAATATGTATCTGTCATATGAAAATGACACGCTGCATTTTAAAATATCTGAAGAATCATATGATACTGGCATTGTAGTAATATCAATCGGAAAAGCATTAATAAATCGATATGATATTTTTGATGATATTTCTGCATCTTTATTGAATTTTGCAACATACAAGTTGCATTTGTAAGCATCTGGATAATTGAATCTAAAAGATGCTCTGCTACTACTTTCATATATTGCCTGACCAAGACCAAATGGACTCGCAATATAACTCATCCAACCCTCAAAAAATTTAATTATTTTGTATTCAGCATCCACATAAAAGGTAAGTTGAAGGTCATTATAAATTTTGCGATATGGGAATTTTTGAGTAACTCCAGGAAAATCGCTTGTCATTTCACTGGTTGCAAAAGAATTTCCAGGCAAAGAAGCTTCGTTGCATAACATGCCCAAATTTTCACCAACAAATCTAGAGTCAACTCCACGAGTAGATAACAACTCTTTTAATGTTTTTTTGGCACCCGAAGATTTTAATCCGCCTGCTGCAATTTCTGTCAATGGTGCTAAGTAAACATAATATTGTGAAGTCTGAGCAAGTTTAGAAAACTTACTTAGTATTTCAGATGTTTTATAATGCCTGACTGGAATATTTGCTGACATTTAAGAATAAATATCTTTTAGTGATTATATAATATGTAGATGAGTTATAAGGGGAAGTTTAAACCATCAAATTATGAAAAGTATAAAGGAGATCCAACAAATATAATTTACAGATCTCTTTGGGAATTGAAATTCATGAATTGGTGTGATAAAAATAGAAATATTTTAGAGTGGGGATCTGAAGAATTTTGGATTCCATACAAGTCTCCTCTGGATAACAGAATTCATAGATATTTTCCCGATTTTTATGTAAAACTTAAAACGAAAGACAACAAAGTCAAAAAATATATTGTTGAAGTCAAACCCTATAAACAGGTTGTTGAACCAAAAGTGCAAAAAACAAAATCAAAAAAATATCTTGCCGAAGTAACAGAGTGGGTAAAAAATCAAGCAAAATGGAAAGCTGCTAGAGAATATTGTGAAGATCGACTGATGGAATTTAAAGTCATCACAGAAAAAGAATTAGAAATATGAATAGAATTTCTCCAAAAGACCGAGATAGAATAAAATCATATGGAAGTGCAGATGACAGAATGCTTTATATTTTGGAATTATTGACAGAAACAGAAATCATACCAAAAGTTAACGATCTTTATACTTTTGTATATTTGGCAAAAACACCAGAAATTGAATATGACCAACATCCATTAGTTGTCGTTACAGATATATACCGTTGGGGATTTCGTGGGTTTAATTTTCATTGGCAATCTCCACACAACTATACTTGGATTGAAATTGTTGGATATCTTCATAAGGTTTACAAGGGAGAGTTGCCCACTTTACTATCATTAAGTTATCAAAAGTTTAGAATAAATACATAAAAGTATTAAATAAATGACCTTTAGCGATAGAGGAGCAATTACAACACCCTCAGCGCCAACTCAAAGAGAAACTGCGCTAATAAATCACAGTTGGTTAGTTGATAATCCACTAGCCGGAGTTAAAGTTGGAGGTGCTCCTAAAGTTTCTACAACTAGAGACTTTGTAGAAGTAATGAATCACAGAACAGGATCTGTTGATTTATACATCGCAAATGCTTTTGGAAGAGAATTGGTTGCAACAAAAAATAGTAAAGACGCTGGATGGACAAGTCAAATAAAGTCTACTAGCTCATTAACTGGAGAGCAAAGAAAAGCTTTAATTGCTGAATTAAAACCAGGAAGTGCATTTAATAGAAAATTAGATGATAGGCTTTTAAACACGGCATCACAAGATTTTAAAGGTGGTCTATCAGACGCAATTAAAATTTATGGAAAAAGTGTCAATTTAAAAGAAAACCCAAGAGCACCGGGCACTGATTCAAATCCAGGAGATGCCGGAGGAGAAAAAGGTGGTGGCGGTGGTGGATCTGATATTAAGTTTAGCGAGGAAGAATCTAAACAAGCACGGAATTTTATTAGTCAAACAATCAAAGCAAGAACAAAATACGGAGAAAATTTACAATATCCAATAACGTATGATGGAAACGATTTCACATTTATTGAAATGATTCGTTATGTGCCTGAAACTAATCTAGGACTTGGAGCCAGCCCAAATGCTCCTGCAGATGATAAAAGTCCCTTATTGGGAGGTACAATCAGAAGAATTGGAGAAAGATCTCTTAAAGAATCAGCAATAGCAACGATCAAACTTCCAATTCCCTCAAATTTAGTTGATTCAAATCCAGTGGACTGGCAACAAAAAGATATGGATGTAATTCAAGCATATGGTGCTGGGGCCATCGGTAGAATTTTTTCAGATTCAAATTTAGGTGCTGGATTCGGAAGAGAAGTTAGAAACGTAGGTGGAGTAATTGAAAAACAAGGAGATGCAATAAGACCAATGATTAATGCCGCACTGATTTCAAAAATCATTGGATTGGGAAAAAATGATTTGATTACAAGATCAAGTGGCGCTGTAATTAATGCAAACACAGAGCTTTTATTCCAAGGACCACAATTAAGAACATTTCAATTTAATTTTAAAATGACTCCAAGAAATCAAAAAGAGTCTGATACCGTTAGAAAAATAATTCGCACTTTAAAACAGGGCATGTCAGTAAAAAGAGCTGCAGGAGGAATTTTTCTAGCGTCTCCAAATGTTTTTAGAATTAAATTTATGTATGTGCCACCAGAAACTGATGAAAGAAATCGTGAAATATCTGCAGGAGCTCCAACATTACATCCATATCTACCAGTTCTTAAGGTATGTGCATTATCAAATTTATCCGTCAATTACACTCCAGATGGGTCATACATGACTTATGGAGACGGATCTATGGTTTCATATGAAATGACTTTAAGTCTTTCTGAAATAGATCCAATTTTCGATGAAGATTACGATGATCTTGAAAAAACAGATCAAAAAAAATCAGATGGAAACTCAAAATACAACACAGATTCTTTAATAGGATATTAAAATGTATTTTAGATCAATTCCCAATTTTAAATATCATTCTACTTTTGAAAACAAAACATCCAGTTTAAATACTTTTGATGTTAAGAATTTTTTCAGAAGAGGAAAAATCCGTGCGGATATTTTCAATAACTCTACATTTTTTACAAAATACACTGTTGTTGGCGATGAAAGACCAGATCAAGTCTCTGAAAAATTCTATGGATCCCCATCCTATGATTGGGTTATATTACTAACTAACAATATTCTCGATGTTTATAATGAATGGCCTTTAAGTCAACAGGGTCTATACGATTATATGCTTGAAAAATATGGAAATATTGAAGAGTTTTATAGTATAAAGCACTATAAAACTTTAGAAGTTAGAAATTCAAATAATCAAATTGTCCAAAAATCTGGATTAATCGTTGATAATGACTTTTTCAACAAATCACTTACAAAAAATGAAGCATCCCTAGAATATTATGACGAAATTATTGGCACAGTCATTAGATTATCTGGAAATGAAATTTGCCAACCAATCAGCTTTGCAGAATATGAAGAAGAAATCAATGACAATAAAAGAAATATTTTTATTTTGAATGATATCTATCTTCAAGAAGCAATCAATGATCTTGAAGAAATTGGCACGTATAAACCATCCACACAGTTTGTCAGTGATAATATGAAAAAAACAGACAATCTCAGTGCGACTCTATAAAAAAGTAAAGGGGGCAAAAATTACCGGGAAAATTTTTGCCCCTTAAATGAAATTAAAAGTTGATTTTAGATTCACTCTTCAGCAAGACGCTGAAAATAACAGAGTGCATCATCCTCATCTTCATCAACCGATTCAATCTTTGAAAGACTAGTTGACTTAAAGTTTGGAGTAAAGGATTGCTCTTCTTCTTCTCCACGATACTCTTCATCCATTACCTCCGAATCAATTTTCACTTGCTGTTTAGCACCCAACACGTAGTTAAGACGCTTTTCCAATTCATCGTAAGACTTAAATTGGTCGGCAGCAACAAATTGAGTCAATGAATATTGCTTCTTCCAAAGTGCTTCCAAGGCATCATCGTCATCGAGCAGAGCACCAGGACGATCAAACTCGGACTTATCATAATTCCAATAACCATCCTTCTTCACAATCTTCAATTTGAAGTTAGCACCTTGCCAGAAGTCAAAAGGATTGATTGCTTCTTCATCATCAAACTCGGGTTGCATTGCACCCATAATCTTGTCAAAGATTTTCTTACCAAACTTATAAAGGAAAATCTTACCTTCGTTTTGTGGGTTGGAGGGATCTTTTACAACGTAGATATTGGAATAGTAAGACAGTTTTCTCTTTTGCTTACGCACAGTTTCTTTATCTTTCTCGTTACCACTATTCCACAAACCTCGATTGTATTCAGATACGGGATCTTTTTGCCCAAGAGTGGTCAGAGAATTTTCAATATACCATCCCCCAGGTCCTTGAAAAGCATGACTCCAAACCTTTGACCAAGGAAGATCTTCTCCATCTGGAGCAGGAAGAAAACGGATAGTTGCAAATCCATTTCCAACTTTATCTACTTCTGGTTTCCAGAATCGGTCATCTGCACCAGATTCTCCTGTATTTAATTTTTCTACTTCTTTTACCAACTTAGCAGTCAATGAGCCAAGTTTAGACTGTTTTTTAAGATCTGAAAAAGACATTCGTATTCTCCGTATTAATTGTATTTGGTCGGATTACTTTTATATTCTAAGTGATAATTTAGTTGTTGTCAATTCTATTTTTTGTGCATGTTAAAATGCTGCTCATCGAATTAAACAAATCAATTAAATTGCATTGTGGATTCATTCCACTTTGCACTGCATAATTAACCATCTGCTGTTTCACATCCTGAGCATCTGGATCTTCAGACAAACTGAGTCTAGTATACAAAAGTTTTTGTTTTTCAATTAATTCATTTACCATGTGTATGTGTTTGATTTTATCTTCCTTGTTCATCGAAGGAAAGACAAAAATGTTTTTATAAATTTTTTTTTGAAGACTTGAGATATTTTTAATATCTTTTTTTACTATTTCCGAATTGAAAAAATCGCTCATTTGTTTTCCGAGATAATTTGTCTGAGCATTTTCTTGTATTCAAACACATTAATATTTAGAAATGGGTTATATTTTCGAATTCTAATACTCACAGACTCCCAAATCGGATCTTTCAATTTTTTATCAAAATCTTTTACATAATGAAATATTTGATCATAGATAACCATCGTCTCTAAACTGATCTTACTACTCAGAAAACTTTTTAAGAGTGGAGGATGTCCTTTAGAGCAATCAAAAAGTTCTTCTAATTGATAGGAAGAAAATATTTTTTCAGAATCTTCTTTAAAAACGTAGGATAACGATTGTATTTTCTTTTTCCATTCACTGTATTTTGTTTCACCGATACGAATGATTTCTCCAATCCAAAGTGACTGTGGATCATCAGATGATGCAAAGTTAGCAACAAAAAAACTTTCAACTTCTTTGTCACTTCGTTGTCTTGAAGTTTTTTCAAAAAAATAACGATCTTTACGTTTGTAAAAAGAATCTAAAGAAGCTCTTGTCTTTTTACAATATTTGTGATAATCGTAAGACTCTTTTGTAAAATGATTTTTTAATGCCAAATATGTTTTGTAAGCATCAAAAGGCGTCATTAAAACTTCAGCATTGCTCTACTTGTTTTTTTCAAAAAATTAAGTTGAATTGCTTCACACTTCAATTTTTCCTTTAAAGGTTTTGTCATCAGTTTTGGAACAGATTCAATCTCTAAAGAATTATCTTCACAAAACTGAATAATGGCATCAATATAAGTAATATTATATTGTTTAACCAAGGTCTCAACTTTTTGAGAAAATTTATCTGAGCATAAAAACTTTTCTTCAAACGCTTGGGCTATCTGATCTTTCATGGGTGTTGAATTTTACGAATTCTTTAATGTAACGTACTAATAACTTAATATAATCGTTTTTATTTCTTTTGTCAAATACTTCTACTTCTCCAGATGGAGTTACCATGATTGTAATCAGTTTTTTTATAGGTATTTTTGTCAACTCGTAATACATGCAAGCATAACCCGTCTCTTGCACAAAGTAATTTTCAATCCACTCTTCTGGTTTAATTTTATCCGAAGTTTTGAAGTCAATAACTGCCAATTCTCCTTCATATTCGGCAATACAATCAACTCGTCCTGCAATACCAAAATATTCGGAATAAAGTGTTCTTTCAATTGCATGAATATTATTTATCTTATCAAGATATGGTTTTGCATGAAAAAACATAAACTTTGTCAAGGGTTTATAATCATCCCAATTTAACTCTTTGTTTTCAAGATAGTCCTGACAAACTTGGTGAAAGTCAGTTCCTCTTGCGGTTGTTCTTTTAGTAATGCGATTTGCTTCTTCAAGTCCTTTACGTTTTCTCCAATCGACAAAGATTTGTCGATTAAAAAATGAGGTAACCGATGTAATTGAAACACACCATTTACGAGACGGCAAGAGATAATATCTCTTGTCATCAATTTCTTTTTTTTCTAATTCAAGATCACCTAAAAAATTATAATGAATAAACTTCATAAACCCAATTCCATTTTTGTGGTAATGTATTCCTTAACAAGACCAGATCTTACAATATCATCAACACCAAACTCAATCGTTTCAAAGGAAGGCATTGCTCTCAGAATTTTCATGAAATCAATAATACCATTTCTTTCATTTGTTTTAATAAGATCGGTTTGAGTTGCATCACCACAAAACATAATTTTAGAATCTTCACCTACACGAGTAATTATACTATCTAATTCATGAAAATTCAAGTTTTGAAATTCATCCACGATGATAATTGATCTATCAAGAGTCGTGCCACGAATAAAAGAAGTACTCCAGAAAGAAATTGTGCCTTGTGCTTTTAAATTACCATAAAGCATTTCAAAATCAGATTCCGAAGACAATTCAAACATATACTTCACCATATTCTTATATGGAATTTGGTAAAGAGAAGACTTGTCTTCATGATCGCCAGGAAGGAAACCAATTTCTCTTGTAGCTACGAGAGATCTTACGATATAAATTTTTTCATATGGAGATTTTTCATCCAATACATTTCTTAATGCATTATAGAGAGCAATAAATGTTTTGCCCGTGCCTGCACACCCATAACCAACAATGTGCTGATCTAATTCATATGCTTTATAAAATTTTTCTTGATTATCAGTGAGAGGCTCAATGTCCTTCATGATATCGAGATTAATTGGTTTCTTCCTTTTCATTTGTTTGTTGCCCATCCCAAAAGGAATTGGTGATGCTGGTTGATTTCTTTTTCTTGCCATTTAGATTTTAGTTACTTTTGATCCGGGTGCTTTTGATGCTCTGTCTAAAACTTCATTCCATCCTGGGTTTTTGGAGATCAATTTGTTTTTCCACTCTCCAACTTCCCCTACCGAAGCACATCCTTGTGACCAATCTTTATCCCAATCGGGATTATGTTTTCTCCATTGTGTATAATCAGACACACTCATTTCAAGTGTTGTTGTCTCTTTAGTTTTTAAATTTATAACAGGATAAATGGGCATTATTTAAAAATCATTCCATTAATATTTATTAATTCCATTCAAGTGCTTCAGAGACCGCTGGAAACTGCTTTTTGAAGACTTGTTTACATGCCTCAGCAATTCTCATATGCTCCTTCTGAGTGCCGTTGCCCGACCGCAGATTGATGTAGTGAATCCAACTACGGCATGATCCAGTCATGTAGATTTTAGTTGGAGTTGCCAGAGGAAGCACAAATCTTGCACACTCTTTAGCAACACCTTGAACCAAAAGAAAATTATAGACATCCTGAGCATCTCTAAAAAGATCTTGAATCATCTTATTCATCACAAAAACTTTTTCTTCATCCAAATCATCAATCGAATTTTGACGATTTTTAGTATCTTGTCTACGTAATTCTGGTAAAGGAATGTCAGTGCTCAGTAAATTTGTATCAGCATAACGTTGAGAAAACTCTTGAAATGTAAAACTACGATGTCGAAGTATCTGTGCTGCAATACCACGAGTAGTCTCAATTTCAAGAGTCATATAGGACTGCTCAAACACAGACCAATGATTGTGTTTAATACAATAAGCAAGCAACTTGGCATAGTTTTCATTGTCCTGATTCGCAGGATTAGAAACTCTAGCAATATATGCCATTGTTTTTTCTGCATCTGGAGTAATACTGATCAGTTTCACTTTATCA